ATTTATGGGCAGGCGCTGGCGGCCTGGACGCCATATCTGGGCTCGCCCGACCTCGAAATAAATCTCTACCGTGACCGCATTGTCTCGCGCGTTCGCGATCTTGTCCGTAACGACGGCTGGGCCAATGGCGCGGTCACGCGCATTCTCGACAATGCCATTGGCGGCAATCTGCGGCCGATTCCGAAGCCGGATTATCGCTACCTCGCGCAGCTCACCGGTAACAAAGGCTTTGACCACGATTGGGCCAAAGAATTCGCGCGCGCGGTCGATGCGCACTGGCGTTCGTGGTCGCAGGATAGCGGATGCTGGTGCGACGCATCGCGCAATCTGACGTTCGCGCAAATGATGTGGTTGTCATTCCGTCACCAACTTGTTGATGGTGATGCGCTGGCGTTGATGACGTGGTTGCCAAAACGTGTCGGTTATGGCCGCGCCCGCTATAGCACGTGCGTGCAATTGATTGACTCCGACCGCTTGAGCAACCCTAATGTGATGTATGACCAGCGGACCATGCGCGGTGGCGTGCAGATTGATGAATATGGCGCCGCGGTCGGTTACTGGATCAGACGTGCGCACCAGGGCGATTGGTGGAGTGCGGCGGATAGCATCACCTGGGACCTGATTCCGCGCGAGACCGACTTTGGTCGCCCGATCATTGTGCATTCCTATGATGCCGAACGTGCTGGCCAACATCGCGGCGGGGTTGGAGTATTTGCTCCGATCCTGACGCGGCTCAAGATGCTGATCAAATACGATAGCACTGAGTTGGATAGTGCGATCATCAATTCGATCTTCTCGGCCTATATCGAATCGCCGTTCGATCACCAGCTCGCGGCGGAAGCCCTGGACGATGGCGAGCAACTCAATTTTTACCAGACCACACGCGCCGAGTTTCACAAAAGCGGCAATCTTCTGCTCGGCGGCAGTCGCATTCCGATCTTGTTCCCCGGCGAGCGTATCAATGCGGTGAACGCGACGCGTCCGGCCGCTAACTTCCGCGATTTCGAGAACACGGTGCTGCGCAATTGCGCCGCCGGGCTCGGGCTCTCGGCACAACAGGTATCGAATGATTGGTCTGATGTGAATTATAGTTCTGCGCGCGGCGCTTTGCTCGAAGCCTGGAAAACTCTTGATAGACGTAGGTGCACGTTTGCCGAACACTTTGCCGGGCCGATCCGCAGCGCTTGGCTCGAAGAAGCTTTCGAAGAAGATAATCTACCACTGCCCGCCGGGGCGCCACCGTTTGCTGAATGTCGTGCCGCTTATTCGCGTTGTCGTTGGATGGGGCCGGGGCGCGGCTGGATTGATCCGGTCGCTGAGAAGCAAGGCGCCGTTCTCGGCATGGATGCGGCATTGTCTACGCTCGAAGACGAATGCGCGGCGCAGGGGCTCGATTATGAGGAAGTTCTAGAGCAGCGCCGCTACGAGCTGGAGCTGTTTGACGAATACGATCTCCCGCGTCCGGCCTGGGCCGGGGTTGATCTCTCGCAGATGCCGCAGCCCGGCCAGCCAAGCCAGCCAGGGCAACAACGCCCGCCGTCGCCAAGCAGACCAAGCCAAAAGCCGAAAAAGCCAAATATCCCGCCACCCAAGAGACCGAAATGATGCACCGATTTCTCGACCGGCCGCTTGCGATTCATCCGCAAGTGTCCATCGATTTGTTGGAGCACATCAAGTCGCGCGCTTTGGCAGATGAGGCAATGGCCACCGAGGCGGCGAGCAAATTCCCGCTCGAAGTACGAAACGGTGTCGCCATCATTCGGATTAGTGGCGTACTCGTGCATAGCGAAACGCTGCTATGGGACGAAACGTCTTACAGCTCGATTGGCGATAGTATCGGCGCGGCGTGGCGAGACAGGGCGGCGCGTGCCATCGCTCTGCATATTTCCTCGCCCGGCGGCGAGGTGTCTGGTTTGTTCGACTTGGCCGATGCGCTGCATACGGCGCGCGGGACCAAGCCGATGTGGGCCATCGTGGACGATCACGCCTATTCGGCGGCCTACGCGTTGGCGAGCACGGCCGACCGCATTCTGGTTCCGCGCACGGGTGGTACAGGGTCGATTGGTGTCGTCACTCTGCATCTCGATATGAGCAAAGCGCTCGATCAGGACGGCATCAAGGTCACTACGGTGCAATACGGGGCGCACAAGACCGATCTAAGCCGGTTCAAGCCGCTATCCGAAGAAGCGCATGAGCGCTTGCAAGCTGACGTGAATATGGTTGGGGAAATGTTTGTCGAACTAGTTGCGCGCAATCGCAACATTTCCAAAGCCAGAGTCCGTCACACCGAAGCGGCCACGTTCATGGGCCAGCAAGGTGTTGATGCTGGCCTCGCCGACGCGGTGCTCTCGCCGCATCAGGCATTCAATCAATTAGTGGGAACGTTAACGTAGGAGCGAACGATGGAAAATCTCGCCGCTGCACTGCCGCCCAGGAGCACCAAGCCAGAAGACCCGACACCAATGAGCCCGGTAGCGGCCAACGCGTTTGTTCCGCTTGTCTTCTTGCAGCAGGACAAAAAGGACGATGACGAGGACGAAGAGGCCGACGAAGACGAGAAGAAAAAGAAGAAGGAGAAGGAGAAGGAGAAGGCAAAAGCGTCCGACGACTCCGATGGCGATCAGGTAGACGCACTCAACGCGAATACTCGCGCGATTCGTCAACGCGAGCGCAATCGCATCGGCGCGATCCTTGAGTCCGACGCCGGGCGCGCCAATCTGCGCGCAGCCTATCACTTCGCCATGAAAACCGATCTCCCGCGCGAGCAAGCCATTGCGATGTTGCTTGCTGTTGGTCCGCAGGCGAGCGCCCCGGTCGAGCAGCTCAAGCATGACTTGCGCTCGCGCATGGCCGAGGTGCCGCAGCCGATCATCGGCGCATCCGATCCTGGCAAGCCGGAAGGCGAGTCGATCAGCCCGTGGGTGGCAACACCGGCACGCATGGCGGCGGCCATCGCCAAGGCGCGCGGTCTCTAGGTTCTTTCCTCTCAAACGTAGGAGCAAACAATGGCTCTCTCTGTTACTGACGTCCTCGACAACCCACAGGCGCCGAGCATCACTGCGTTCGACTACAAGCCGGATCAGCTTATTGCTGGCGATCTCAAGAATGTCACTTGGGCGCCGATTACGCTTATCTCCGGGCAGAATCTTTTGCGTGGTGCCGTGCTTGGTCAAATCACCGCGTCCGGCAAGTACACGCTCTCGGCCTCTGCGGCGGTTGATGGCAGTCAGACTCCGAACGCGATCCTCGCGGATGATTGCAATGCCTCCACCGGCGATGCAAATTGCGGCGCATACGTCATGGGCGAGTTCAACACGAATGCGTTGACTTTTGGTACCGGCCAGACCATCGCCAACACGACGGTCGCCATGCGCGACGCGGGCATCTTCTACAAACCGACGGTCAGCGCTGCCGATCCGTCGTGACGCTTGTCGTCCGAGAAATCCGGCGCCCTTGGGGCGCTCCACCATCCACCATTGCCGATGCTCCATATGCGCGCGAATTCCGCACAGAGGTGTGGAACGCAAACGGCTTGTTGGTGTGGGACGCAAACAGGGTGTTGTGTTCGCAAGTGGCGACCATCAGCGGCGGCCAAGCGTTGCCGCGTGGCGCCGTCTTGGGGCAGGTAACGGCCACTGGCGCGTATGTGCTGGCAACAGCAAGCGCCAGTGATGGAAGCCAGGACCCATGTGCGATCCTGGCCGACTACATCGACGCCAGCGCTGGGGATGTGCAAGGCGGGGTCTATGTGGCGGGTCTGTTCAATGCTGATCGCATCAAGCTGGATGACAGCTTGAGTCTTGCCAACGTTGCATCAGGACTACGCCAACATCGGATCGTTCTACAGGGGCAGCTTCCTGTTGCGCCTGCACCAACATCAACTCTCATTCCTGTCGGTGCGCCGACAGTGATCACAGGCAACTCTGGAGTAGTTGTCGTCTAATGCGCGAGCGTTGGAAGGACATTCAAGGATTTGAAGGTTACTACCAAGTCAGCAATTGTGGCCGCGTTCGTAGTATGGGCTGGGTGAAGCGATATGGAAAAACGCGCGGCAAGGCGAGATTTGCTGTCAGGCGTACATTTGTTGGTACCGTTCTATCAACGGGAATTCGGCACAGCCGTTATATTCACGTTACGCTATCGAAGAATGGGCGCCATTATCATCGCAGCGTGCACCGACTTGTGGCGCTGGCGTTCATTCCAAATCCGGCCCATTTGTCGGAAGTGCATCACAAAGATTCAAATAAACACAACAACGCTGCCTCAAACCTCCAATGGGTTACGAGAAAGCGAAATGCTGAACACATGTCTAAAAGCAGTTGGTGGCACAAATACAACGGCTTTTGCGATCATGCAGGCGCGCTCGAAGCGCTCGCCTACTTAGGCGCCTGATCCCCGACAATCAAGCGAGCAAATAGAAGGAGGCTGTCATGGCTGGCGGTAACCTTATTTATGATACAAATTTGCTGATCGCCGTGGTTCCAAATTTGAAGCGCCCGACGTCGTTCCTGTTGGATCGCTACTTCCCGACCATCCATGTCAGCGACACGGAATTTGTGTCTATTGACATCGACATCGGAAAGCGAAGGATTTCGCCGTTTGTTTCGCCTCTGATTGAAGGTAAGACCGTTGAACAACGGCGGTTCCAAACAAATACATTCAAGCCCGCCTATTTGAAAGACAAGCGCGCCCCCGATCTACGTCGTCCTATTCGACGTATGATTGGTGAGCGTCTCGGCGGCGATATGAGTGGGGCTGAAAGAGAAATGGCGAACCTCAATGTTGAGCTTGAGGACCAAATCGACATGATCACGCGTCGTCTGGAATGGATGGCAGCGCAATCGATGTTGAATGGCACGGTGACTATTCGCGGCGAAGGCTATCCGTCAGTTGTTGTAGACTTCGGTCGTGACCCAGCACTCACGGTCAGCAAGACGAGCACGGCGCAATGGACGCCAGCAAACTGTACGGCGGGCACAGCCTCGCCGACGACAGACATCGAGGCGTGGCAACGTCTGATCTTGAAAAAGTCCGGCGCCGTGGCTACAGACATTGTGTTCACGACTTCGGCATGGCTCGGATTTATTTCTGATCCGCTGCTCAAGGGCGTGACCTTCTATCCCGCGTTGGGTCCGGCGGGCCAGATCGTGTTGCCCGGTCCGGAGATCACGCGCGGCGCTGTCGCCAAAGGGCGCTGGGGCCAATATACGTTATACCTCTATAACGAATGGTATGTGGACATTGGGCAGGAAGGCGGAACGACTGATACAGAATATCCGATGCTTCCTGATGGCACCGTCCTACTTGCTGGTCCCGATATGATGGGCCTGCGCGCTTTTGGCCAGATAATTGATCCGGCCTTCAGTTATGCAGGAATGGCCTATGCGCCTAAGACTTGGGTTAGTGAGGACCCTCCTCAGCGATTTTTAATGGTGCAAAGCTCGCCCATCACCATTCTGGCGCGTCCCAACGCGTCGCTTGCAGCGACGGTTTGCTCGGCGGTCTACAACTAAGTGAAGCATCAGCACCGACCGGAGCTGCGGCGCAAGATCAACAACAACGTGGAGACTATTCGCATGGACCCTGTCAGCAAGACAGAGTTGCAATCACGCCGGCCCGCAATGCTGCGGGCCACCGTCGCGCGTGGGCGTTCAATCGAGGTGCCAACGGAGGAGCGGTTTCAAACCGGCTACGATAAGGATGGCAAGCCAGCTCACGCGCTCAAATGCGTCACCTACGTGGAAGGGCAGGAACTCGATTTGCCCGAAGATGAGGTGGTGCGCTTGCGCGGGCTCGGGTTCCTGACTGATCCGAACGCCAAGCCGTTCCCGCCGGACGCCGGTGCTGGCGTGCGCGAACAGGTGAGCGGGCCGCAGGTGCTTTCGCCCGTAAGACCGTGACCGCAGGGTTTGACTTTCCGTTCTACGTGCTCGGGCCGTGTATGGATATAT